GTTTACGCCATCAAAGTCTTTGGCGACTTTGTAGTCCTTCTTTTGCTCTTGTACACCAGCCATTATCTGCACCCCCAGCGTTTACGTGCTGCCTTGCCCCTCTCCCCTGTCCAACTCTTGCTTCTGGCGCAAAACGATTTGTGTCGTGGTCCAGATTTTTGGGGGGCTTTCAAATTGCTGCCAGTTGCACGGTTGTACTTCTTGCGGCCTTTTGCGGTAAGCCCACCCCCCGCCCTAACGGACTGTTTTTCTCCTCGACCAACAGAAAGGTTAGGGCGTTTCTTTCTAGGCATGGGCGTGATACTCGGCTTCTGTCAAGATACCGGGCTTGTATTTGCCCTCTGGCTTGAAGATGGTCAATTCTTGATTACGCATTTCAGGCGCAAACGAGATGTGCATCCAGCGACCATATTCGTGAATCATTTGGTCAAACTTGATGCCTGCGTTCTTGACCAGTTGGCAAAGTTCGTAGGGCGTGTGAGCATTGGATGAGCAATCAATAGCCCAGCCATCCATGTGAGAACTGATTTTGCTGCCACCCACGGCCTCGTTGACCGCAGGCAGTCGCAGCCATGAGTTGACGCGCAAAGCACCGGTGACGGCACGGACGGCCTCAAGGTGAGATGCAGCGACCTTCATGTTTTCAAGTTGAAGGGTGCTAGGTTGGTTGTCAATGTGCATACGCACAGCGGTTTCGCTATAGGTAGCCTCATCCAACGAGAAGTGTTCACTCAGCATCGTCATTTTTCTTTTCTCCAATATGAATACCTGTAATCAGGCCAAGGAATCCACCGCAGATGGATTGGAAGGCAGGTCCAACAATGTCGAACACCACTTTATCGTCCACGGTGGGGTCAAGCACGGCTTGGACAAACATCCAAATCATGCTGATGATGACTCCCATAAGGGAGAAAGTAGCAATCAGGGTAACGATTGCTTTCAGGTTGATCTTCATTGCTTACTCCTCACTTGGTTGTATAAATCGACACAGGCGTTAAGTTTTCTGATGGCATTGTCGCCGTCCCCCGCGATGGTGACAAGAGATTGAGCAGCCTCTGGGTCAAGTTCGGCTCTTGTTTCTGAATTTCCGGGGGCAGTTCCGGCATTTTCGCTGCTTTGTACGCTGCGGGTGGCGATTGAAAGCCGCAACTCGCCAGAAGCAATGTCGCTGCGGAGATGAGTAATTTGAGCCTGAGCATCTTGATTTGCCTTTCTGAGTTGTTCAGCCTGCGACTGTGCAGCCTGTTGCATTTCGGTTTCTTTTTGCTGTTCAATGAGTTGTAAACGCTGCACCTCGGCAACTTGCTCTACGTAAGCCTCGTGATGCCCGTAAAAGTACGAACTGATGACCATTGCCATCGCGCCGGCTAAAAACCACGGATTCATTCTTTGTCCTTTTTAAGTTCTTGCTTCAATTTTCTCAACTCTTTTGCCTCTGCTCGTATGGTTGCACGTACAGTCAAAATGTCAACATACATGAGAACCGTCAGAGGTAGCAAGAGCGCAAAAACCAGCGCCATTACGATCAATCCAACCAAAAATCTGTTTGCATCTTTTGCTGCCAAATCAGCCCGAACAGAAGCCCCCAAATCCAAATTGTCATTAGGGTTACCCCTAAGATTGACAGAAGTCTGTCTATTCGGCTGTTTCTGAGTTGCCATTTTTTTGCTTCCTCAATTCTGGCTTTTCTCAATTTCATTTGACGATCAAATTCTTGCTCCTCCAAAATCAAATCGTACATTTGCAAAAACCGCTTGTACATGTCTTGCAGGCCAAGGGATTCTGGTGTCCATGACATTGCTTCCCTGATCTGCGTAGACAAAGAGATCAACTGTGTCTCAATCTCGATTCTGTCGATTGCACTATCGGCAATCTTTTCTGTCGTGAGTGATTGTTCTTCTAATTCACGACAATGTTGTTTCAATTGCCTCTGGGCTTCAAAAAAGACTTTAAGTTGTTCACAAACATCGTGAATTGATTTGGCTTTGTATTCTTCGTAGGTGAGTTCTGGTTGAGGTTGTTTTTTGGTCTTTTTGGTTTGAGCAACAGGTGCAACTGGAGCGGCAGCATCAACAACAGCAGGGGCGGGTTTCTTGGGTTGTCCTGTGAGGCTCTCCCATAACCCTTTTGCCCACTCCCAGAGTCCTGTGACAGTTTCGACGGTTTCTTTGACTTGATTGACAAGTCCTTCAGTCTCGCCTTTAAATTCGTCAATGACAGCCTTGCCCTGCTGGAGCATTTCGCAACCAGATCGGATGGCGCTAACAGCACTTTGCGCCAAGAGGAGAAGGCTAAAAGGGTCAATGTCACACCCCTGTTACAGGCCAATTCTGAGCAGTCACAACCGCAATAAACGCAGTCACATCTGTTGCGCCGGCAATCGCAGTCTTTAATCGTTCCACTTCCGTCACGACAGCAGCACGAAACGTCACGGTTGCGGCAGGAATGTCCACGTTGCGTTCAACTTTACGAATGACCATCCAATCGCTTTCAGCCAGCAACTTGTTGGCGGTATCTTTGACTTGAGCAGTCCATGTGGTTTTGAGAGTTGCCAAGTCTTTGGGATTGTCGTGACCCCAGTAAAACCTATCGTCATACGCAATTGTTTCGTCTGCAACTTCTGTGATGCCGATGGCTTCTTTCTCAGCGAGAGAAGTCAGCCGTAACCAGTTGGCAGGATAAGCCGTGCCGTCGTGCATGAAAGGCACATCAATCTGGAGTGGTTGTCCGTTTAGTAAAAACATGAGTTACCTCGCTAAAGATTGTTTAAAAGGGTTCTCTGCCCAAGCAAATCCAATATAGCTGCCGCCATTTGCATTGAAATCTGCCGCCGTGCTTCTCATCTTGAAACCGTTTGACAACAAATCAAGGTCTGTATTTGTTGATCCAGCGTTTGACAAGTTTGGATAAAGTTCTTCGCCAACTACGTTGTATGTGTTTCTTGATGTATCCCAGATATACCAGTTTCCTGTTGAGTCTGTTCGTTTAATCAACACCATTCTTGGACGAAATCCTAAATAAACAAAACTTCCGTCTGTGCTTCCGTTCCCTGTATATGAAAACGCCTTGCTGAAGCCTGCTACTTCTGACCAGCAGTAAGCGACAAAAGTTCCAGTGCTTCCGTTTACAGAAGCATTTGTTCCTAAGTAAATTACAGAAGATGTTGGGTTTGTAGAGTTCCAGAAAGTTGCATCATTAGCGCTTGCATTGGTCAAATTTAAATACATCACGCCTTGACCAGTAGACCAAATGCCAGAGTGATTTACCGCCCAATTTGTTACAGCATTTCTTTGTTTAATGATGACCATTTTAGGTTGGACACCCAATCCATGACCCACGGTAGCGTTAGAGCCTGTGCCTGTGTAGGTGACGATGCTAAATCCAGCCGTAGCATTAACACTTACAGTAGATGTGATAGAGCCGTTGGTGTTGGATGATGATGAGCCAGCGCCTGCTTGCCATTGCCAAGCAACATAAGCGTCGCCACTAGCGTTAGTTTGTCTTGAATCAGTTGAACCTGCTTCTAAAGAAAATCCATTTGAATTAAATGCAGAAACATCGCCATATGGCGCTAATGTACTTGCATCACCTTCTGCTACTGTTAAATTCGAAGCTAATTTTTTAGATGCCCCTGTACCACGAACAGAGTCTTGCAACACATGGTTGTATGCACTTGTTCTATCTTTAATCCAAACTAAATCTGGATAAAAAGTTTTTCCAATTGTGTTGTTTCCTCCGTTAGTAATTGATGTTGGCGAAGTATTGTTACCCGTATAGGTCGTAGCAGCAAAGTAGTTAGCACCATTGCTGATTGTTGGCGTTGGCAAGTTGTATGTGTTCAGCGCCACGAAACCTGTGGGTGGGGTGTAAACAAACGGCTGTTGACCAAAGTTAAGGTTACTTTGGTTTGTTCCACCTGTCGCTCTACTTGCAACAAGAGGGTACATTGTTCCCGTGATGCCCGTAAAAGCAACACCTTGAGACACGCCGTTTTTATAAAACGTCAACGACCCTGCGCCAGCATCATAAGCAACACCGATAACGTCGCCAGTTGTGAATGTTGCCCCGTATGCTGTGTTTGTTAAATTGTTATATTTATTTCCGTTGAATGCATAGTAACCGTATTGGGTTGACCCTCCTCCAACATAATATGGAGCAAGAGAACCTCCAATTCCAACCGATTGCTCTCCACCAATGGCGGTGATGGTGTGTTCGTAGTACCATTTACCCGTATCCATACCAATAGTGCCACTTACTTGAGCGTTGTCAGCAGCCCCAATAACAGTCAAGTTTCCGTTGGAAGGCGTAATTGTTCCAAGGTGATTTAACGGATTCAACACACAATAATTAGCAACAGTCGCACTCGTCAGCGTTGGCACATCTGTCATGCTGTCGTATGTTGCACCAGCAGTCAGAGAGATGTTGTTGGTTGTCCAGTTGTTGCTGTTGCCAGAAGTATCGTAGCCAAGCGTTGTGGTGGACGCATTGTTGTTGAAGTTCAGATAGAACCCGTTAGTCCCATAAGTACTTGCGTACTTGGTAGGTTGCCACACACCTGTTATTGAGTTGAATGAGCCAAACGATGATGGTGTCAGCGCTTGACCGTCGATAAAATTAATTTCGGTGAGATAACCGTCAAAATAATTTGAACTACTGTTTTGACCAATAATATGTGAGTTGGCTGTATTTAAAATTGTTTCAGAAAAAGTGCCCGTTCCAACACTAACACCATTAATATAAATAGTATTTGATGTTCCATTATGCAAATAAACAAGGTGGTACCAAGCAGATGGGTCACGATAAACGGCAGAAGTTGTTAAACCAACACCGCCATTGCTGTAAACAACTAATTGGTCTGATGTATTAAATAAAATCCCATCAAACTGAGAGGTGCTGCAACCAAATAAAGTTTGCGTAGCACCAAGTTTTCCTCGTTTTACCCAAGCAGAAAAAGTAAAAATTGATTGAGATGTTGCAGTGCCAAAAGTTCTATTTAAATAAGCAGACGCAGACGAACGCAACCGCAAGCTGCGATTAAGTGTGTAGCCACCGCCGGGTGGCGTAAAGAACAAGTCTTTGGATGCAAACATTATGCGAACGCCTGTGCGTAGTTGCCGTACCAGTTTGTGCCATCACTAAAAAACGCCAGAATGTCCCAGCGTGATGCCGTGGTGGTCAATGTAGGCGCTGTGTTGTTAGGCCACTTCACACTTGTGAACGTACCTGTAAACGCACCCGCACCGGTACTGACAATCAAAATGAATGACTTGCCTGCCGCAGCAGTAGGCATGGTGAACGTACAGTTACCGGTCAACGTCACCGTTTGCACAGTACCGTTGCTCAACGACAGCGTAATGGCTGTAGAACTGTTACCAATAGCGTAAAGAGTCTCGGTGTAATTGGTGATGATGGGGTTGTTCAACGCCAATGTGGTCAACAAAATAAATTGCGTACCGTCATATATCAACACAGCCAACTCGTTAGCAACAAGAGCGCCTGCGGTCAATGTTGTGAGGTTGGGGTTATAAATGTTTTTAGCGCCAAGACTGTTGACGTTGATGGTAGACGCGCCAGTATTGGTGTTGGCAATCTTGACAATAATCATCAAGCCTGCGGTGAGCGTGGCTGTAATGCTTGTTGGGAAAGTCGCAACATAAGCGTTGGCAGCGCCAGTATCAGCAACGTAATTGCTGTAGTTGTTGGTGCTGTTTAGGAACGTGGCAATCTGAGTGTAGTTGCCATCTAACAGGTTCAACGCAATTGAACCCGTCAATCCACCAAATGTGTTGGTTGGGGTAAGAGCGGTTGAAGCGGTCATGTGATTCCTTACTTGTCAACTTTGTTGTCGAGTTTTTCAAATATCTTGTTGAGCATCTCTTTGATGTCGTGCAGATCGTCTTTGTAATCTTCTTTTATGACGAACCGGTCTAACTTGTCTTCAATCTTTTCAACACTACGAGCCATACTGTTAACGGTGTACCCGCCAAAAAAGCCACACAACGCAAACAATCCTTCAATGATGTAATGCGTGTCCATGCTTACCCCATCAAGTATGGTGTTGTGATGCGACGAGTAAACACAGACGCAAGAACGGCTTGCACTTGCTTGGTGTACTCTTGCATGAAAATTTCGGCCTCGCCAAACGCTTGTTCTTTGTGCTTTGCTTTGTAGCAGGCGTAGAACGACACCGGCGTGGTGTACGGCAGCGGGATGGTTTCTGTTGGAGATGAGTTGCTCAACGCTGTTGGCAAAACAACTGTATCAAGTTCGATACTGTATGTTTGATCTGGCACAGGACCAAGGTAAATGTTGGTTTGCCCATACATAGAATAGGCAATAGGTCTGCCAACATAATTTTGGTAGTAGCGCAGTCGAGCGTTGAAGTCAGTCCAAGGCAGGTATTGCAAAGCAATACGGGTGTTGCCCCAGATCAAATTGAAGTTGAGAATGTCCAGCGTGTTTGTGCCGCTGGGCAAAGATGAGGTAGCGATTACTTCCTGATTAGCAGAAACGCTTGATGTTTGGTAAGTACGTAGACAACCTGTGTCACGCACGAGCCTAAACCTTGCATCGTTGATGTAATCGGTTAATTCGCTTGTTGAATAGAAATTACCGTTTGCATCATGCAGCAATCGTTGGCATTCCGTGATGTAGTCGGACAGCGACTGTGGGGGCTGCATTTATGCTCCATGATGTTAGGCGGCTTTTTGTACATTGCCAGCCCCACGCTTATTAGGCGCAGGAACTGGCTTTGCATCAACCACGGGGGATAGAACGTGGACATTGGGACGGTTCGACGAAAACGAGAATGCGTTAAGACGTTCAAGAGCCTTATCGTATTCCCCGCTATGCGTCATCCATCCAAGACGTTGCAGGTAAGGGGTCTTGTTATCGTCCCCATACCCAAATACATGGTTGCAAACAACAGGTGGAACTTCCACGGGAACGCCCTTGGCAAACGTATAGCGCTTGCCGTCAAAGCCATCAACGAGGTCGTGTTCGCTGTTGTTTGTTACCCACATATTAAGCAGTCAAAATATCGCCGTAAATGTACAAGTCAACAGTAGCTGCTGCACCTTGTGCAGTACCCACGTTGATGTACAAATAAGATTGTGAGAATGCGTTTGTGGACGCAATCGACAAATCTTGCACAACAGCGGCAGAAGCCAAAGAAGGAGTCACGGCAGTCACAACGGCAGTACCACCAGCGTTAGCTGCGGTCTGCACGGTGAAACGTGCTGTGGTTGGGTTGATAGACCCGTTGGTCATTGCAATCGCACGAACCCGAAACTTTGTGGGAGTATCGGCGAAAGCAACAAGCGTGTCGCCTGTTGCATTCAAGTTGAGCGACGGAACAACAGCCAGCAGGATGCTACCAAATTGACTTGGCAATTTATTTGCAACACGAGAAGCAGCCATGTTCTTGACTCCTTAAACGGTTTGCAGATAAACGTAATCTGTCGCGCCGCCGAATGTTGTGGTCAATGTGAAGTTGGTTGTACCCAACGCCACGCCGAGGCTCAACAAGCCCACGTTGGCAGAAGCCACTTGATGCAAACCACCGTCAATCAAAGTACCTGTGAACGCTGTGGTGCTGGTGTTGGTTGCGTAACCGTAAGCAGCGCGAGGCGTAAAGATACCTGTAGAGATGTTGGGGTTGGTCAATGTGGCAGTACCAGCAGTGACGTTCGATGTTGCGTACAAAGGAGCAACAGCAGCGTTGGTGTAGCCCACGCCAGATGCACCAGAGATACCGGTCATTGTCAAGCACATCACAGCGGTAGCAGCAGTTGTTGATGCTGGGCTGAATGTGATGGCAGGAACGGAAGTCATACCAGCACCGTTGTTTGCCATTGTGATGGCGGTGATAGTGCCAGAGCCGACCAAAGTCGAGTTGACTGTCAACACAGCGCCAGAACCAGTAGTGTCGCCGTTGGCGTTAACCACGGTCACGGTAGGAGCAACTGTGTAGCCTGCGCCTTGGTTGGTAACTGTAACTGCGTTGATAGCGCCACCAGAGATGGTGCAAGTTGCAGTAGCAGGAACGCCGCCAGCAGGAGGAGCAGAGATCACAATGATTGGTGCTTTGGTGTAGTTAGTACCAGCGGTAGTAATGGTGATGGTGCTGTTGATAGCGCCGCCAACAATCACGTTGCCGGTAGCAGTAACAGTACCGCCACCTGCTGCGAATGTCACAGAAGGAGCAGCTACAGTACCCAACTGTTGAGCGGGAGTGTAGATGCCGTTGGTGTAACCGCTACCAGCGGTGGTGATAACAGCGCCGACCACAGTACCGGTCAAGTTTATCAAACGGGTGTTGTAACCGTCAGACGAAATCAAAGTTTGACCAGATTGAGTAGTGGTGTCGTTGGTGCGCCAAGTTTGTGAAGTGCCATCAAACTGCTGAATGGCAGTATATGGACCAAGTTTCACAGAGTATTGACCGCTGGGGACGGTGTACACCTGACCAGAAGCGAGAGAGATTGGTGTTGCAGGCCAGTTAGTGCCGCGAGCGCCAAAACCGATTTGATTGAACATGAATTACTCCTTAGATGGTCAATGAGTTGTAACCAGTAACTTTCGTCATGGCTTTTGGTTTTGTGACCACCAGTTCGGCAATTGTCAACACAGCGCCGACATAACCGACTTGGAAGTTAGCCAAAGTTGACTCAAATCCTGTGAATGCGAACGAACCTTGTTCGTGGATGTAGAGAGACATGTAGTTGCTATTGAGCAAGTACACAGTACCTTCTGGGCAGTATGGGTCTGGATAGATTGGCACACCAGCAACCATCAAGGCGCGGAAGCCAGATTGAGGACCATCTGCGTCTGCGTCAAAGCCAACACCTTTACCGGGTGTGATGACGTAAGACTCTTGACCAACAAAGTCTTGAGCCAACAGAGTCCATGTACCAAAACCGCACACGCCGAATGTTGGGACTTCAGCAGCGTTTTTGACAGTACCGCTGATGTATTGCAACAAGTTTTGACGAGTTGGGTTAACAGTACCAGCAGAGTAGAGTTTTGATTTCCACCATGTGTTGTTGGTACGGTTGATGTTGCCGTATGTGGCAAGGGTTGTACCGTCATCAATAGCGCCGGGCAAACCAATGAACTGTTGGTTGTTGGTCGTGTTGTTGTACAGAGCGGTAGCCATGCTGTCCATCATGCTGTTTGTGGCATCGTTCATACGAGCCTCAATCAGAGGAATAACAGCGTAGTCTTGTTGGACTGCACCTTCCATGCCGAGGAACGGCACGGGAGCAATCATCAACTTCAAGTTGTATTCAGCGTTGGTCACACCGACTTGAACTGATGGTTGAGCGAACGAGCCGCTGTAATCAGACCATTGCGATGTAATCATCTGTGAGCCTTGGACGGGAGCGGTCACGGATGACACACCACCAGAGGCTTGTTGTGAGTTGGACAACAATGCTGCCAACAGGGGAGTTGAGTTGTACAGTTGCACAACCAACTTAGGAATGAACGCCCGACGGGTTACGTAGGAAAGTTCGGTGTACTGGGCAGAGCCAGTACTCGGAATGATGCCGCCACCAATAGCCATGAAAGACTCCTAGAAAAAAATCCCCTGTTGTTAACCTTGACCTTACAGACCAATTGGTCGTGTAGGTTTGCGAAACTCACGTAGCGACTCAGCCGCAACATCACGAGCAGCTTGCACAGGGTTCTTGTGGAACGCCTTGAGGTCAAACTGCCGCATTGGGTTGGGATTGTAGCCAGTAGGTGTAGGAACAGCAGCCTGTTTCATAAAATTATGATACTCGGCTGCTGCTTCGTGATTAGTAATGCCTTTGTCGAGCATCAATTTTTCAACTTGCTGGACTTCATCTTTGGACTGAACCAAACCTTTTTCCAGCAAACTTTTTCTGCGAGATTCCAAGTTGTCCATTGCGTCACGCTCTGCCAACTTTGCTTCCAGCGATGCAATTTTTTGTTGCGAGGCCGTGAAGTGTTTATTGACGCGATCTTCAATTTCCAATTCAGGCAGCGCCACATCTGGGCGAACCTGTTTGGTCATTCGCATGAATTCCGTGCGAGTGGCAGGATTTTGTGACAACTGGAGTGCCAACCGCGCCAACTCGTCGCGTTCTTCGTAAGATTGATTTTCTAAAGACATACTTATCCCCTTTGTTTATTAGATGACTTTTTTAGTGCCGCCGGGTTTTTCCAGCGTCATCTTGTTCTTGTACATACGGCTGTTGATGGCAGTACCATCTTTGCCGCCACCAATCTCCGAAAAGCGTGGTGGGTTGAACACTTGACCGTGTTGCATGTTGTTGTCGGTGGGTTTGCGGATGGGCAAAGAGCCACGGGGTTTAAAAACGTCCATGATGTTTCCTTACATTGGGAGTGGAGGTTGTTGCATACCCGGCACAGGTGCTTGGGCGATGCTTCTTTGCTCTGGTGACGCACCACCTGCTTGCGGCAGGGTTTGAATCATCTGCAAAATTTCTGCTGGCATGAGTTCGCGGTTTTTAGCCTCGCGTTTGCCAAACATTTTGTGCAAGGAGGACAACGATTTCATAATCTGTTGGCCTTCTTCTGTTTCGCTACCCAGCGCTGGCAAAGATTGCTCTAGCAAATCCATCGCCATCTGAATGTTGATGTTGGCTGCTGCCTTGCTTCCCATTTTGGGTTCTGGGGTAGACATGGGTGAACCCATTGGAGGAGTAGAAGCGTCAGGTCCTGCGCCAGCAGAAGCGGGAGCAGGAATGTCAGTATTCTCAGGGGCTTGACCCTGTTGAATTAACTCCATCATCTTGTCCATCGGCATACCAATTCCTTTAAATAGGCGGTGGTTAGGTGTTCAGCCAACCACCAATGCTGGGTTGCATCTAAGCAAATGATCGTCCTTGCGGATGATTACTTGCGTTTAGATTTGCGCATACCTTTGCGTGCTTTACGTGCCATTTTACTGACTCCTTAAACAGCGGCCACATTTAAAAGGGAATGCAGCCATACCCTACCCGGTTCTACCCGAATTCTTACGATCTCTTTTCTGAGCGAGTATCCCGTTTGGTCTGCCCACTCAAGTTACTGCGTTTATACGACATTTGGCTTTTACGTGCAACACCTTTGTCGCCAACGTAGCGAGGTTCGTTGTTTGGGTTACTCACCCGCCCAGTAAAACTTTGATTTGATGCCATTATGCAGCCTTTTTAGGTTGTTGCTTTTGCTCTTGTTGCGGAGGTTGTGGCGGCTGTTGTGCGGCCTTCTTTTCCTCGTTCTCAAGATCATCTTTGAGCAATTGTTTCATGGGTGGGTCAACCAAGTCAATCAGACGTTTCTTGTCAATGACTTTGGCCTCAAACAACTTGAATGCCAAGTCGCGGCTGTCTTCCATGAAGATTGGCGAATTGGAGTGAGCGTCCACTTTCACCACGTAGTCCTGCGTGAACTGCTCGGCAATGAAAGCCATGCCCTTCTCGTCTTGGTAGCGTGTCTCGTCATACGCTTGCATGAGTTTGAGATACAGAGTGGCAAGTTTTTCCAGACTGTCTTCAATGATGAGCGCACGTTTTTTGGCGCGGCTAGAACCTAATCTTGCCAGTTGTGATGCGTGACCGGCAGAGCGAACACCTGTCTCGCCACGGCCTTGCAACACGGACGAGATACCGCTGGCCTCGGCAAACATGGCATCAATCTCGGCAATCTCTTTAAACAAGTCCTCTGGCATCTTGGGCGCAAGTTCTTCAATCTTGCCGCCGGGTGTGTCAGACAAAATAAAACTGCTTGGGCTGTTAAGCGCAAACATTTTCTCGTCGGTGATGCCCATAAAGCCGCTGGCTGCTTTGGGTGGGTTGACTTGCTTGGCAAGCAACATCGAGATTTCACCAACACGTTTTGTTCTAAGTTCTTGTAAATAAATAAGTTTTTCAACTTCACTCTGACCCCAGAAGTAGTCGTAGAGTGGGCTGGGACAGATTTGGACGAACGGGCATTCGCCTTTCAAGAACATGCTTTCACCAGAGCGGTCATAGATCACAACGTCTGGGTTTGCCATCGTGACAACTTGGTAATCTTGCGTGTCATCGTTCCACACCCACAACTCGTACATTTCGACAACTTGCTCACCAACGATGGCTTGGTAACGAGACATGCTCTCCAAAGAGAGCGCCACGTTGCCGGTGATGGTGGGCATGGTCTGCGAGAACGCCAGACGATTCATGGCGTTGGGCGTTTCCTCTGTAGGCTTGGGTGCTTCAAAGACTCGGCGCAAGATACTGTCACGTTGCGGGTGGCTGTACAAGCGGGTGTACAACTCACTTTTGGTCATGTAGTACTTGTGGCAGATGGCCTCTTGGCGATCTGAGTATGGCAAGTCTTCGCGCAGCACGCCGATGGTTGCAGGCTCGATGACGTAAGGGTGGATGCTGCCGGCCTTGCCCATCACGACTTTGACAAACGTAGAGTTGTAGACCAGAGACCAGTTGATTGCCGTAGAGAACACTTGGTCGGTGTTGCTATTTAACCACTCGTCGTTGAGAGCGCGGGTAAGTACGGGTATCTTGGTGTGTTCTGATTTGTCAACAGAAGCCCCGATGTTGATGCTAAACCGTGTGGTCTCAGATGAGTACAGGAACGAATTTAGCTGGTCAATGTGCGGGGCAATCTTGTTGTACAACGCAGGAGGGTCATCCGGTGATGCGCCAAACAGAAAAAAGCATTTGAGTTTGTCGTACTGAATCTTGCGATAGTCCAGCGAGACCATGCACTTGGTCATCGTATCAATGTAGAAGGCTTCTCGTGCATCGGCTTGTTCTGGAATACGCATAGGTCAGGTCACTTCTGAATGGATAGGTTTTCGTGGTCATGTCTAACCACGGAAGGACGTAATGTGTCAATCTTACCTGTTTGTTTGGCAAGTTGTAAACCGTTCACAGACTCGTCTTTGATAGGTGCGGTGTTGTAGCCGGCAATCTGGTTCGGGTTTGCCCATTGCACGGCATACGGGTTTTGTTGCTGTGCTGGCGCAAATCTTGCAGGCTGCGCTTCACCCTCGCGGGTCGATTTGATGTCGGTCATGTTGTATTCGCTGGCAAGACCTTTGAGGGTCGTGTCGGCATGACGGGTGCTGTCAGAGCGCATACCCACTGGTTGCAGGAATACTTTGACGATGGACTCGCCTTCGCATCCGTGTTTGCATCTCGGCTCCCACGCCTCAAAGTAGCCGTGCGCCAAACATTTGTAATCGTGTAAAACTGCCATTTCAATTCCCCTGTAGGTCACGTTCAGAATAGTCATATCGGTTGACCATGCCGATACGCATCACAATCTTGCCGTCTTTGACTTGCAGCCCGTACTTGGGCGCAAACACCGGTTTGGCTTCTTTTCTGTAGTCCACGTACACAGTACGATCTTTGCGCTGCATGGTTCTCACCAAGCCTTGTTTCCAGTAATGGTAGCCACGGTTGACTCGTGTTTGCACCATCTCTGTGAGCGGGGCTTTGTTGTACATGAATACATCACGCATGTGGTCTACGTTGATGCCGCACAACTCGGCAAACATTTTGTGAGAGATGCCTCTGTCGCCGTCAATCAAGAATTTGCGGATTTGACGTTTGAGTTCATCTTTTGTCAACGGTGTCATTGTCTGAGTCCTATTTTTGCCAAATAGTTTGCTGCCACTTTGCCCACGTACATGTCTTGATCTGAGGTTTCTGCGTCTTTGGCCTGCTTCTCGCGGGTGACGTAGTTGGCAATCAGACGAGGCTGTACCTGCTCTGCCCACGCCACGGTAGCCAAAGCAGTTGCAATTACCCTGTCATCCTTGCTGCGTCCGGGAGCGCCCAAGAAGCCGTCTTCACGCACGATGGTTTTCATCTCCTCCAGCAAGTCCATGCTGTAGATGTTCATCATGCCGCGCTCAAAAAAGTCTTTCATGTAGTTCATCATCCGCTCTTTGGTTTGATGTGTTGTCATAAAACCAATAGAGTTGGAGATGCCACCCATGTTGTCGAGTTTGCGCCAGATGTAGTTTTGCATACTGCCCAGCACATCTCGCAAGTCTTTGCCCATCTGACCGCTGGTGGCGGTGGCTTGGCTGCGGATGCGGCGTATTTCAGCCAGCACGTTTTGACCCGGACCATTCACTTCCAAGTTCATGGTGGAGTTTTTGTACGCGCCGGCTAAGTGAGCGATCACCCACGCAAACTGGTAGGTGTTGAGATCAGCGGTTGCAAACTCAGCCACTTGATCGAGGCCATCTGCGTAGCAGCGAAACACTTGGATGACAAAGCGATCAGCCCAATCGCTAGAGCCGTAGGCAGGGTCTGCGCCAATGACGTAGTAGCCTTGATCGACAGGTTCTTCCCACACACGCAGCGTCCCCAGCCTCTCTGTAGAGCGCAGCACCTCTGTGTCTTGGAAGTTCTGTCCAAACACATACCGGTAGCAGTCAGGTGTTCTTTTCTTGGCAACCTTGGCAGCTTCTGTGCAACGGCTGTTGGAGAAGAAAGAAGTGCCGGTCATCACAAAGGCATAGTCTTCTGTGGGTGGGAACTCTTGGTACATCAGGCTCTCATCTTTGATGCCTTCAGCCATCTTCCAGCGCCACCATGCCATCTGGCGTGAGTTGATTTCCACGCCGTAGAGTTTCTTAATTTCCTTCACCCACTCTTTTTCCTCGCCGGTCAACTTGCCGTCCCAGTACGTTTTGTACATGGAGGAGTTGGCATCGAGCGAGTAGTACTCGTTGCGCCACCAGCCGCAGAAGATGGCTCGTTGCGTCTTGGCAAACTTGGCGGTCTTGTACATATCGTGGAACATGTTGAAGCCTTGCGCCGTGGACTCAAACATGTAGAGCCGCTCAGGGTTTTTCTCAGCAAGAGAGGCTAGAAGGGAAGCGAGACCTTCTTCGTTTCCCCATGAGGCAGTCTCTGTACCGTGAAGGTAAGTAATAGCCTTGCCCTGCCCCAGACGAGATTTGTTTCCAGCAATCTGGTAGAAAATCCGGGAACGGTTTTTGAGAACCATTTGATTTCGGTTGTGGGCAACGAGAGGAATCTTGTACTCTTTGGGGAGACCTTCGAGGTACATACCCAGAGTTGAACGAAACATGTCTCGGTTTTCTTCTGTATCTGCCACCAGCGTACCCTGCCAGCCGGGGTGAGTAAATTGCCAGTAGAGGTCGAGAGCGAGCGATATTGTTGTGATACCCAGTTGACGGCCTTTGAGAATGACAAAGAAATGAACGTCATCTTTTAACCCCTTGGCAATTTCTTCCATCACATATGTCTGAGTTCCCAACGGCTTTGCCATCGGTATCAGGCCGTCTTCTTTTGACTCAATCTTGAGTGCCGCACAAAAGCGGTAGAACTTCTGTAGATCAAATTTCATTGTTCGGGCTTAGTCTCATAAATTACTTCCCCTTTGGGTGAGACTAATTTTTCCCCTTGCCACGACGGAGCGCCATTAGTAGCCCACTGTGACTCGTTACTAAACGACTCATGGTATGGGGTTTTAAAAGTATCTGGGTAATGTAATTGCTTGTCTATAGGATTGACTGTCGCCTGCGGAGCGCCACCCTTTTGCAAAGACAAGTAATACCCACGCATGTCGTAATCAGGGTATTTGTCTTTAGGGTTGAACGGAACATTGTTGGCTTGCACCCATTGCTGGAACGCCTGTTCTTGCTCTGGAGACAATTTAGCCATCTGACTTTGCCAATCAGGATGAGCGTATGCCATATTGCGCTTCAACAACTCTTGTCGTTGCTTTTCGTACTGCTGGCGGCGAATCAAATCCAGCATAGCCTGTTGGTTACCGTTTGCCATTACATCTTCTCCAAGTTCCAATCAGCTATGGTAGTCGCCACAACCCTATTCTTGGCACAGGCAATCAACTCTTTGTAGAAGATTGCTGAGTACTTGTCCTCCCACTCACGAGCCAACGCCCGTTTAGAAGCCGGACTAATGCAAGACAATGCCCTCTGCATCTCTTTTTTCAGACGAATGCGTGAGTTGAGCAAGTCCTGTTGCAAATCCTTGTTTGTATCCATAGGCGTATACCTCGTCCATAACGTCCTTAGCCGTGGCGAGTTGACCCAGCAAGGCAATACACATCGCCCTGAGTTCATCTTCCTCTAACCACAGCAGACTCGTCATTACGAAACCCTCCATGTTCTGACTACATCATCCTGAGTCTTGCTCTGCAACCGTATGCCAAGCCTCTTGGATGCCCTGTAGTTGGCATTCAACACCTTCGCCCTGTCCGTCTTAGGCACAGTAAAACTGTCCCCTATAGCCATGCTCTCGTAAGGATACGCATATACCCGCCGCAAAGCAGGCATAGGCACTCTACGCTCTACACTTATCTCTAACATTCTATATCCCCTTATAGTCCAATAACCCAATAATAGCATGTTTACCAGAAACAGATTATTTTTTTGGGGGTGGGAGCAATGTGGGGGTCACACACTACAGACCTAGCTGCCCAAAGTAAGTACCAACTAACTTAGATGTAAGTGAGTGCTAACTGACAATTATGTAAGTGGGCACTAACTAACATAGCTAAGTGAGTGAGTACTAACTATGCTGTGAGCGGAGAGTGAAATCTACCCCTCATTACCCTTTGACCGATTGACTGTTTCCTATACAGATACTAAGACTATTATCATAGATTATTGATAGTGTTAGTATATAGTCTATCATAGAACTAGTCCCGCAAATATTACAATTGTAAATATATGTAAATCAGTCAACGGATACTGTAGTTGTCGCGTTATCATCATGTAATCAACAAAGGAGAGTTATCCATGCAAAAAATATCTGTAACTTCTAAACTAGACGGGATCCGTTCGTGGTCTTTGCAAGCTATTCAGACATGCCCTGGTTCTATTGCAAGTCCGGGTGTTCTAGTTGATGCTTGTAAGGGTTGCTATGCCACTACAGGTAATTACAATTATCCGAATGTTAAAGCACCACGGGAATTTAATCGGAACGATTGGCAGCGCGAAGCATGGTGCGATGATATGGTGGCAGAACTAGAACGGGATCGATACTTTCGCTGGTTCGATTCCGGTGATGTCTACACTTTAGCGCTAGCAGAGAAAATTCTAGAAGTGATGACCCAGACCCCGTGGTGTAAGCATTGGCTGCCTACTAGAATGCATAAATTCCCAAAATTCCGTATGGTGTTCGATGCCATGCGTCAATTGGACAATGTAATGGTGCGATTCTCTTCCGATAGCATTACCGGTGAATATATACCGGGCCTGCATGGCAGCGTTATTGGGCCAGATGCTGCCACCTATACGGATCATGCAGGTTCTAGTTTATGCCGGGCTTATGAGCATGAGGGAAAATGTAGTGGCTGCCGGGCTTGCTGGAATAAGGATATTCCTTTGATTGCATACCCTGCGCATGGTGCAAAAATGCAGCGCGTTATTAGACTGATGCAGGTGGCATGAGTTGCTAGCGTATAGTTTGGCGGGTCCGGGCTATGCGATACCTACTAGGTGTCATTCATCAATCAATCAAAGGAGAGTCTATCCATGAAATCGATGTTAATTCTCGCAAAAGAGCTGCGCAAAGATATAGGGGTCCATGCTAAATACATCGGGACCGGTATAGCTGCAGACAAATACTACGCACTACAGCAAAAATCAGATGATGCGGTTCGTCTGGCTAATTACTTGATTCAACACCTAGCAGACCGGGCTGCAGCGCAGGTTTTTGCCTATGCTGTAGGAATGCCCGGTTATTTTCACCAGTACAAGGGGATATGACATGCAAAAACGAATGATTGCCAAGTATCGGGGCCGCTGCAGCATATCCGGGGCCACCATAAACCCCGGTGATGAAATTACTTATGACACCATAACCCGTAAGGCGTGGTTCGTAGAACCGGGTGATTTTGGCGAAGAGACACCACCCGTATATGCACGGGTGAACCCCAATAATATCTCGCACGTCCTGCGCATAGGTTCACGCGAGTTTTACCGCAACAAGTCAGGCAGGTGTATTGATGCGCCTTGTTGTGGTTGTTGCACTATTTGACAATATCAGTTTATAAGCCTGAAAACGGGCTTATATACGGGAATTGTCCCGATCATAGGAGAGTTAACCATGAAAGAATACAAGGTAACAGCATCATTTTCCACATACTGCCAAGTATTTATTGAGGCTGAAAGCCTAGAGGAGGCGCAAGCCCTCGCGCACGACTTGGACGGTGGGCAGTTTGAACCAGCCGCGCAAGACTGCTGGCAAATCGAATCAGTAGAGGAGCATTCAAAATGAAACTCTCAGAACGATTCGCCCTTAATCAATGGCTTTGTGACTACCCCAAAGACAAAGATTATGATGAAATTATCGAGACTATGCGCTCAGTCCCTAACGATTGGACGCATGAAGCCATAGAACTATGGGAGGTGGTCGAAAACTACCCGCTAGGCCAAGTGGCTGAGTTCATAGAAGACACGCGCAAAGCATTCGATAGCGCTGTCGAAACCCTGATTTTTAACGAGGAGTAAAAAATGGCAAGAGGTGGAAAAGTGTGCACACCACTTATGTGTGAAAAACCATTATGCGAGTGCGACAACATCGCCCCGCGCATGAGAGCATCCGACATCGCCCTACTGGTGGTGGGCAGCATGGCCTTTGGCTTTGTGATTGCCCTGTTAACCCTTGGAGAGGTAGTCCCAAAATGAAACACAAACCCCAAAAAATGACAGATGCCCTTGGACAACTTTACGCAAGCCTTGCGCTGGACAACTGGAGACAAGCAAAAAAAGCCTTTGAGCTGCGACACGGTGACGATGTGATGTACTGGCACTTGCTTCGCTGGGCTGAATACCTTGGACAATTAGAGGACTTGACAAAGCCCAAATTGTCTGTTGTATAATCCACATCGTTGTCGTCGAAAGCAACACACATGAAGCCGCTTAACTATGCACTGCCCCGTTCACGGGGTTTCGACCAGTGCATAACTAAGCGGCTTTTTTATTGCCCTGACGACTTCCGTACCCCTCACGAAAGCAAGCACCTACATGGGTGGCGAGGGAGGAAACATAGGGCAGCGTCACACCCCGCTGGTAACCCTTCCGAACTGTGTGCGAGGTATCGGGCAAGACAAGGGGACATGGTGAGACAAGACCCTTATCGAGTGAATCGCATCCTTATGGGGAAGCTAGTGCGCTACGCGCATGGGCTTGGGGGAGAGGCTTCTCACCCTTGGGGAAACTATTGTCTAAACAAAATGAAAGTGAGTGAACTATGAGTAAAGATGAAATGATTGAGATAGCTAGACAGGCTGGAGCACATGACAATGGGTATGAGGTTCGATTTGTTGAACCAAAATATCTTGAACGCTTTGCCAAACTGGTGGAGGAACGTGCAGCAGCAAAAGAGCGTGAGCAGGATAAGCCTGTGGCGCTTGTTACTGGCGTTTACGGTGGACGTTTTACCTACGCACCAATCAAAGCATCTGTGGTATTGCCTGTTGGTATGGCTCTCTACACCCACCCACAACCCAAGGCAAAGCAAGAGCCTACGTCCGGCTTTTTCAGCCGCGAAGCCATGAAAGAGCATAGCGACTTTCACCCACAAACCAAGGCAGGGCAGGATGAACTTGTATTCCACATACGACAGTATGGTGACGTTACCAAAGAACAGTTAGATTGTTACATTGCAACTGGTCGTATTGACACCCACCCACAACCCAAGCAAGAGCAGGGTGAGCCTGTGGCGTGGATGAGTGAAGATGAATTTATTGTTTACACAAGCAAACAAGTTGATGGTTATTTTCAACACGACCACATTCCTCTCTACACCCAACCACAACCCCGCAAGCCGCTGACAGATGAGCAGATTGATGAAATCGCCGACACAGTGTCAAATATGCCTTTGGTCGGAATTGTGAATGACTTTAGAACTCGTTTTGCCAGAGCAATCGAAGCCGCCCACGGCATAAAGGAGTAAGACATGACAACTCATGTAACAAAAATCTGGATGGAAGACGGAAAACTTGTTGTTCAAGTTATTCCACAAGAACAAATTTACAAACGTGAATGGGTAGATTTGACTGGCGAAGAATTAGAAACACTTTTGCGTGAAAACCGTTCGCTAACTTTAGGCGCAATATGGGCAGTTGCAGACAAACTCAAGGATAAGAACACATGAGCGAAACATTTTACCTCTGCCCGCAGTGTGACAGTTCAGAGGTCACTACAGAGCACCACCAAAGGTTCATGGTCAACACGGGCGAACATTATTCACACAGCATGAAGCCGTATGATTCGAACTCACCAGCAACCTGCCTGACCTGCAACTGGGAGGGTCGGCGCGACCAACTCAAGGAGAAGAACACATGAACCCCAACCATGAATGGGCTTATCGTCTGAAAGCCAAAGAGGAAGCAGGTTATTCGCTACCAGAGTTCAGCCGCAACGCATGGCGAGAAGTACTCAAGAAAGACCTGATTCGCACAGAAACAACACAACCCAAGGAGGAACATAAAAAAATCATCAAACAATACAAACTCAAGTAAATCACGTTATAATCTTCTCGCACACTATCGTGCAATAACCGAAAGGAAGTTTCCTATGTCCAAGTACTGCGTAGATTGCGTACACATCACCATGCCCCCAGAACACCCCAACAACCCAGAATTCGGGCGTTGTTCATTCGGGCGACAAATCTCCCTCGTAACTGGCAAACCCACGCGCATCGACCTGCTGCCCTATTGCGGCAGCGAACGCATGATCGCCAGCAGGTGCGGTGAGGAGGCCATCAATTTTGCACCGCGCATCCCTTTTGCAACTGAAGAAGAAGTGCGCGACCTTTTAGCAGGAGACCCAAGCCATGTCTGATTTCACACCCGAAATGCGTAACTCTGCCATGTGGAGTGGCGATGCCCGTAAGATTGCCAACGGCAAGGCCAACGAGGTCATCCTTACCAAACTGGGCAAGATGCCTATACCCGACCTGTCAGACGTTGAAGCCGTGCAGATGGGTCACATCATGGAGCCTGTCATCGGTCACTTGGCAGCGCAGCGCCTGAACATGATGCTAGAGAAACAAGACGGCATGTATGCGCATCCTGAGTATCCGTGGCTTAAGACCCACATTGACTTTGAAGGGTTCGAGAACTTCAGCCGCATCCTTGTCGAGTGCAAGAACTACAACGCAGGCACACGCAGCAAGTTTGACGAGTCAGGCCTTATGCCTGCCGCAGACATGGCACAGTGCGTCCACGAAGCCACAGTGGTAGGCGTGTCTAAGGTATACCTTGCCGTCCTCTTTGGGGGTCAGGAACTGGTCATCATCCCTGTCGAGGTGACAGATCAGATGAAGGCCGACCACATCGCCAAGATGTCTGAGATTTGGTCTCACGTTGGAAATGGCACAACCCTGCCGCCCGAAACCTTAGAGCAAACCAAACTGCTCTACCCTGAATCCACGGTAGATACCAAACTGGCCTCCAAAAGCGTAGAACACGCTTGCTCTTTGCTCAAGGAAATCAAAGAGAAGCGCAAGGCTTTGGAGGCTCAAGAGGAGCAGTTGCAGGTAATGATTCAAGGCTACATGGGCGAGTGCGGCTCTTTGCAGTCTTTGGAAGGCAACGTGCTGGCAACATGGCGCTCTGCCAAGCCAACCAAATCGTTTGACTCCAAACTGTTTGAGTCAGCCATGCCCGACGTTTACAACAAGTTCATCATGGAAAAAACAGGTTCACGCCGTTTTTTAATCAAATGACTACTAGCGATATAGCGATATACATCATGGCAGTATCGTCTGTCATTGATACCTTAATCACTCTTTTGGAGAAGTTCACATGAGCAATCTAGTACCAGTTGCTGACATGCAGGTCATGTCAAAGGCAATCGTCAAATCAGGTTTCTACGGGTTCAAAACAGAGGAGCAGGTCATGGCTGTGATGTTGGTGGCGCAGGCCGAGAACAAGCACCCAGCCACCGTGGTGCAGGAATACGACATCATCCAAGGTCGCCCAGCCCTCAAATCGCAGGCTATGCTGGCTCGTTTTCAGCAGGCAGGGGGTAAGGTCGAGTGGCACGAAATGTCGCCTCATAGGGTCGTTGGCACGTTCTCTCACCCTGCCGGTGGCTCACTCAAGGTAGAGTGGTCAATCGAGATGGCAAGACAAGCCGGTCTCTACCGTGAAGGTAGTGGCTGGACAAAGTATCCGGAAGACATGCTGCGGTCACGGGCTGTATCACGGGGGGTTCGTTCCGTGTTCCCTGCATGTATTCTGGGTCATTACAGCGTCGAGGAAGTGCAGGAGTTTGACAGGCCCAAGATAGCGCCTGTAAAGCAGCCCTACACCATCGAGGCTGAAACCGTGGAATTGCCCCACAAACTCTGGATTCCAAACGCTGAAGAACCTTACGCAGCCTATGAGACCAAAGAGGAGTGGCTGCAAGGATTCAACGACTTGATCGCCAGAATCCAGAAGTCGCCCAAGTTTGACGAAGAATCCAAAGAGGAGCGGGTTCGCGCCTTGGAAGCCGCCAACGCCGATATGCTCACAGGTCTGGAGGAAGCATGAGTTACATGAAACAAATCGACATGTTTGGCGAGACAGCCATCCAAACGCTGCGTGACAACTGGCGCGAGACCATCGAGAACGAAGGGGGGCGCTGCCCCTGCTGTGATCGCTGGGGCAAGATCAGCGGTCACGGCATCACAGAAACCATGTCTCTGGCCTTGCTGTGGCTCTCCCGCCAGCCTGTTGATGACAACGGGTTTGTGAATGTCCCAAAGGCCGCGCCTGCGTGGATGCTGCGTGGCAAGACATACTCGCTCTTGCAACATTGGCATCTGATCTACAAGGTCGAAAAGAACGAGGACAAGACAAAACGCTCAGACGGTCTGTGGCAAGTCACCACCAAAGGCCATCAGTTCTTACGCAACGAGTTGTCAGTTCCGCGCAAGGTCTTCATTTACGACAACACCATCCAAGGCTTCTCGCAAGAGGAGGTCTTTTTTGAAGACTGCTTTGGCAAACACTTTGACTATCAAGAAGTAATGTCTGATAGTTTCAATCTATCCACCATCAAGGAATAAAAATGGCGAATCAACACATCCCTCGTCCCGGCACAGGAGTTGCTTATTTCGAGCCACCAGAGAAACGTCGCAGCGACAAAGCGCCGGACTACCAAGGCTTCATCACTTTGGAGATGGACTACGCTGCCGGCGAGAAACTCAAGTTTGGCATCTGGGAAAAGCAAACTCAGATGGGCTACAGCCTGCTGTCGATCAAAGAAGACAACTACAGCAAGAAGAAAGCGCTGGAGAACAACCAGCCACGCGAGGTGCACCCCCGCACGTATGGACTCAACAAGCCTGCGCCTATGCACCGCAACATTCGTGTTGAAGATGATGATGTGCCGTTCTGATGGCTAAAGAATCACCAACAAGCCGCACGTTGGAAGTCCTGAGAGAGCAGGGCTACACCGTTGCTATCGTGGAGAAATGGAATCCACACGCCAGAATCCGTCAAGACCTTTTTGGGTTTATCGACATATTGGCAATCAAACGGGATGAGACCTTGGCTGTGCAGGCGACTGCCAGCGGGGTTTCTGAACGACTCAAGAAAATCATGGCAAGCGAACTGCTGCCGAAAGTGAGGGAAGCGGGATGGAAAATTCAGATATGGGGCTGGAGAAAATCAGCCAAGACGAACAAGTACGTATTGAGAATATTAGACGTATCGTGACGGAAGCCTACATTGCGGGACACAACGAAGGCTTCCGAAAAGCACAACAACTTAGGCTTGAGATTCAACCCAATTTAACCGAGCAAGAATTGTATTACTCCCGCCAGCAGTGGGCGTTGTAGCAACAACATACAGGATGTCAGGACCATCTGGGTATACGTTTGCTTGGGTGGTTGGCACAGAGTTAGATGTGCCGCCACCCAGCGCAGCGTTACCGATAGGCGCGATGTAAGACAAGTCGTATGTTGTTTGACCGCTTGGGTTGCTGTAGAACGCAGCAATAGATGTACCACCAGAAATGGTCACCGTGTTGGTTGTGTTCACCGAAACTTGCGAGATTGAGTCTGTGTTGGTGGCAGATTGTGCAACGCTACCAAACGAGCCAGAGAAGGCAGAAGGCACACCGTTCAAAATCAATTGAACAAGGTATGTAGTGTTGGTCACTACAGCGATCTCACGCAACTGCAACTGCAAGCGGTTGATGATCTCTTTCAAGCCAAACAAACCTGATTGCCCGTTGTCCACAGAGGGAGCAATACGGATTGCCATGATTGGCACGGCAGCAGTACTGTTGGGGCTAGACAGGGCGGTGGTCATGCCGTAGTTGTAAATGGCAGAGGCATCGTTGTTGAAGCCGCCATCCATCACCACAGACGAACCCCAATGCGAGAGCAGAGCAGCCGTGTCGGGAGCAGCGTATTCCACAGACACAGGGGCTGTAGCTGAATACGTAAACGCAGTAGCCGCAGCGCCACCAGTTTGTCCACGAGTCACGCCTTGCAACTGAGTACCGGTTATGCTGGTGTACTTGATGTATTCGATCACGCCTGACACACCAGAGCCACGAATGATGGCTGTGCCGCCTGCGGGGTTGAACCCGAATGTGCTGCCCACGTTAATTGTGGTGTCGCCAGTACCAATGCTTGCTGTCAAGAATGTGGTCTGAATCTCGTTGTTTTGTTCGTAGTGGCTGGTCATGTTGCCAGAGCGCAAGTATGCAGAATACTGCACGTTGTTGTTCTGGAATGTGTAGACGTAGTTGATCGCACCGTTGACAGTACGAATACCAAAACGAACAGCGCCAGCACCGTACCACGAATAGTCGATGTACCACATCTGAATCTTGGTCAAGTCGATCTTGTAGCCAGATGGGTTTTGTGGGCTGTTGCTGCCATCAAGTGTGTCATACCATTGTGACTGAGGCACTTTGGTATCGATGGTGCGAGACACGATGGCGTTGGTGATGCTTGCGCCACGGTACTCAGGAGAGATTTGAATGCTTGTATCGCTTGTGATTGACAACACGCGATAAGACTGACCACGCATAACGATGTAGTCGCCCACCACCAAGGTGGTAGAGAAAGCGGTGTTTGTGCCGGTGACAGTACCAGAGCCTTGGTTGACAGCAACCAGACCTGGGATTTGATTCACGCTGGTACGCAAGACAGCATACAACTGCTGACCGTCATACTGGAAGAACATGCCGTTTTGCTGGTCAAAGAAACCAATCTTGTTGCTAGAGCCAAACCAATTGGTAGGAGTCACATGCAAGATGCTTGGGACAGTTGATGTAGCTGGCGACACAGTCGGGACTACGTTGTTGACTGTTTGATAAGTAAACGTAGTTGTGCTAGGCACAGACAAGATTTGGAAGTATCCGTTGTAGGCTTGCTGGTCAGCGCCAGACACAGTTACAAACGTATTGATCGCCAAGTTGTGCGCTGTCTTGGTGGTCACAGTTACCGTGCTGCCAGACGAGGTCAGCACAGGCAACTGAATCTGTGGGCAAAGGATTGTGCCAGTTGAGAACTGGATGCCTTTGCCAGATTGGTAACGGAAATAACGACGAGTCTGACGGAACAGAATTGCGTTTGGCACAGACGAGCCAGCCGTAAAGTTGACAGAGCCGTCATATGCACGGACGGTCACAGCGCCAGCAGGACGGGCATACACGCAAACCTGAGTGTTGCCGCTAACGCCGGGAGTTGTAGCCGTGCCTGTCAGGGTGGATGTGATGGTGAACTGGTTTTGGGCGGGGACAGTAGCCACCACCCAAGGAGCGTTCAAGCCTGTCACGCCAGTTGTGCCAACGATGTAGACCAACGAGCCGACAGACAAGCCGTGAGCATAGGTCGTGTTGACGGTGATTGCCGAGCCTGAGAGCGTGATCGCGCTGGTGCTTGCAGCAGCCACGGAAATACCGCAGTTGCTGTAGAAGTATCCAGCGTAGATGTACGTCGAGGTGGACGAGTAGCAAGCGTTTGTGAGCACTTGGTTTTGCATCGTCAGGGTGTATGACGTAGAGCTGCTGGCAGTTGTAATCAATCCCCAGCCGGCAGCGTTAGCATCCACAGGGTCTTGAATGAAGATGGGCGTACCAACCGCATACGTGACAGAACTAGAAGTAAGTGTCAGGGCAAGTTGGTATTTGTTTGTTTGGTTTCCGATCAGTTGAGTGACGGCAAGCGGTGCGTTGGTGATGTAATAGCACGATGCACGGTTTTGTTGCAAGGCCACCTGCTCCCACTTGGATGACTGTTGACCGTATTCAAAGTCGGTGTCGATCAAAGATTGGGGGGTTGACACGCGCATCTTGTCAACAGCGTCATAAGCGCCTGATCTCTGGTTGTTGAGAGATAGGGCTTGGCTGTTGGCTTGGCTGATTGGGGTGGGTGCAAATGATGAGATTGCTGCCATGATTATTCCTTAATGGCTTTTTCTGTACGGCGTGTACCGCCGGTTTGATAGAACGGGCTGGACTCAGGAGCAATCGGGTGCTTGGCAATGTGCTGCCCCGAAGACTCCATGAATTTGCGGTTTACCTCTGGGCGAATGGTCGCCATGCTGTCAGCCCAGCGATATTGGAGCGTACCGTCCACAGGGACTCGCTTGTCGCCAGAACGGAAAGTGGCATCTTTAGAATGCTGCATCTCCATCGGAATGCACTTGGTTTGAAATAGCTTGCTCACGATTACGCTCCTTGTAAAGAACTGGCAGAAAAACACACAGGCAGAACACACCAAAGGCACACAGCCGCAGCCAATCCGGATTGTTCATTATCCATGTTGCCAGAGCAAAAGTCATCCCTAATGCAACAATTGTCAACAATCTGTCGGTAACTACACCTAACGCCAGCGATAAAAGAGCAGCAACTTTCTTTTCCATGTTCATCCCCAAGAGTTAAAGCCCAATTATATCGCTATGTTTCTGTCTCGTCATCATCATCGAAGAAACCAGAACCCCACGCATCATCACTCACTTTGAGTTTGAGCGCTTCAAGTTTGAGGCTTCTGTCAATAATTTTCATCTTGTCGGTCAGAGTGGCGGTTGGGTCTGCTACAGTTTCCTCAAGCAGTTTGCCAATTGCCTTCTCCAAAGCCGGGTCTATCCCGGCTGTTTTTTTCTTACTCATTGTTTCCCTCGTTTGCAAATCGAGATGCTGTACCCGCAGAGGTTGCCGTAGCACCCGGTACGCCCTCACCTTTTAGGAAACCTTCGGCAGCGCCGCCTGAAGGAGTGGAATAAAACTTTTGGACTGACCTTGCGGCTCGTCTTTGTGTTCCAAGCGCTTTAGGTATTAACCCTAGTTTAGAGCCAAGACCTTGTTCAAGCGCTTTACCTGTTTCGGTGGCAGTTGTGCCAGATGGCTCAAAGATGCCACGCAACTGTGTGTTCTTAGCGTGTTGAGCAAGCGCATCAATATCTCGTGGATGTTTGACTCGTTCTGAGCCTTGCTTCTCCAACATACGGCCTAAACGGTCAAGACTGATGTCTCCGTTGTGGATGCCGCCTTGCTTTTGCAAGTCTTCCAAGATCACGGCGTTGCGGTATTTGGGACGCAACTCATCCAAAGTTTTGGCAACATCTTTGTGGTTTCGAGCAATTGACGCATCAATCTCGTCCACAAGGTTGTAAATCTCGTGTGCATTAACACGGTTGGTTGACCGTGCAGTCTGAGTCAAAGCATTACGCAATCTTTGCAAAGCCTCGCCCTGAATGCCAAAAGTGTTGGGTTTTGCACCAGCACGACTAGCAAGACTGTCAAATCCTTGAATGATGTCATCAGCGGCCTTCTTGACCGCACTCACGCCAGTATTGCCAACTTGCGCCGCTTCCTCTTGTGAAATCCTAGAGATGGCATCAACGGCTTTTTGGTCAATGTTAAAAACTTTGCCTCGATACAGGCTGTTGAAATCTTCACCAAGATCACGCAGCCTGCCGCCAATAAATCCGGGGTAGATTGATTTGGTGCTTTCGCCCGTGCCTTCTGTTGCCAGTTTGTTGGCAAGGTCTTGGTTGTGTTCAGCAAAACTAGTTGCGCCTTTTTGACCTGTTGGTTCAAATCGACGAACTTGTGCAGGGCTAAGTTTGAAACCAAGTTTCTCTAAAGCCTGTGCAGACTCTTCGCCAACCTTGGATGACAAGCCCACCAAACTTTTTGCCGTGCCTCGCAAAGCAGATGGCAAAGAAGTACCAAAGCCGCCCACAATCTCTCCAACGTCACGGTATCCGCTTACGTTTTCATCAGGCTTTTGAATTCCTACCTTGCCAAGATACCCTTGCACATCTTGTGTTGTTGGAAACAAAGTTGGTTCTGGTTGACCTTTTTCTTGAAGACCTAAATATTGTGGTGCTGTATAAGCGCCAAACTTTTCAAGTTCACCAAGACCGCCCAACAAACCTGTGGTAGCGCCATAAGCAAAAGCCCCAGCCTTTTTACCAACGCCGGGTTCTTCGTTTTCAGATTGTTTTGCTTTTGCGAGTTCACGCTCACGACGAGCGCGGAATTCAAATTCTTCGTTCTCAGTCATTTGGATGATCTTTCAAATATTGTTGATAACGAGCCTCTTTTTCGGCATCAGAATATTTTTCTTCAGGCGCAGTTGTGTCAACGTATTTGCCGCCAAGCGCTTCGCCAAAAGTCTTTTTCTTGCCTTTTTCTTTGACTGCTGCGTTGATGTCATCAACAGTAAATGGGACAACAGACTGAACTGTTTGTAAGTTTTCTGCAAAAACTTCTTTGAGTCCGGGAGGTGTGTTGGGAGATTTCATGCGAACTTCCATTGTCCGTTCAGCAAGTTGCCTTGCTTCGGCAATTTTGGTTGCCACGGTGTTCATGGTGTCGCCTTCTTTGGCTGTGATGATCTTGTTCATGGCATCAATATCGCCTTGACGCACAACACGACCACCGCTCATCAACTGAGCAAGGCTGAAACCAAGTTTGCCTGATTCCACGTTGTATCGCTGCACAGACTCTGTTGTGAGTTTGTTTGCCATAGCATCAAGAGGAGCAGTAAACAAACTGTTGGTTGTCTTGCCGCCAAAAATGCCTGAACTACTGTCGAAAGGCAAGCCCATAATATTCTTGAGAGCAGCAGCGGCTTCGTTAGACGCGCCAGCCACAATATCACCAAACCCATAACGATCAGCCGCAGATTTGTTGCCAGCCTTGACTTTTTCAAACTCTGCTTTCTTTTGATACTCGTAGTCAATCTTGGCTTTTTCGTTTGCCAAGGTCATCTGTTTTTCTCGCAGAGTTTCCAAAGATTTGGTGATTGTCCCAATTGCTTCGCCAAGTTGTTTGTATTGACCAGAACGAGCAAGACGAGAAACGATACCGGTGTTATCTTCCGCTATCAATTGTTGAATCTTTTGCATCCCCAACTCTTTGTCCGTTGCCATCAATTTCATGGCATCGTTGTACAAAGTTTCAACTTTTTTGTTGTGTGATTCAAGCGCTTTCAAGTTTTCTTCGTATGTTTTGAGGTCGCGCTCAAACACATCTTTACGGCCTTGTTGATAACCCTTCATTGCACCCGTCATCGCTTGCAAAGCAGCCATACCACTATATTTGCCTCGACCACCAGAACCAAACGTGGCAAGTGTCAGCAAGCTAAAAATGCTTGCAATGTCTTTGGCGCGTTCAGGTGTTGGCGCAAAAGCAGACGCTTCTTTCAAATCTTGTTTGTGCTGTTCAATCAATTGTTTTTGAGTATCAGCATATTCTTTTGTCAAGTCTGTGCGTTGTTTTTCTGCATTGGCAAGTTGTTGTGCTTGGTCAACTTTTGCCTTTGCTTCTTCGCTTGCGGCTGATGTGCCTAATTGCAATTGAGCAGATTGCAGCGCACCAATATCTTTAACACCAGCGCCGCCAAAAGCACTTGGATTGGCAACCATTTGGTCTGGTGTCATTGCGGGAGGAGCGCCTGTAGGCAGCTTGGGAGTAATGCCCGGCACAGATGGATTCACAGGGCTACCTGCCAATGTTTTAGGAACAGCGGCAGGCGCAGGTGCAGCAGGCGCAGCAGATGGCAAATCCAGCCGTCTGGGGTCTTGAAATTTGGGCGCAGGACTACCGTCCCAATCGTTGCCAGACCCAACATCAAATTTTCCAAAATCGACTGCCATGTTTTTGCCTTATTGATTTGGTGCTTTTGTTTGGCTTTCAGGCAGGCTGTAACCAAGAGATTGGTAAAAATTTTGAGCCAATTTAGCCGCATCAGCACTTTGTTGATAGCCTGTTTGAATTGCGTCGGTAATGTATTTGTCTGCAACGCCTTGAATTTGCGCGGCTTCGTTGAGCAAGGCAACACCCTGAGCGACGTTTTGTTGTGCAAACGCAGCGGCTTGTTGTTGCAAGATGGCCTCTGCCTGAACGTCTGCCGTGCCGCCACTTGCACCAGACGTAGCCTGTTGTTGCATGATTTGAGCGCGTTGCGCTTGCAATTGTTGTTGTTGAGCAGCAGTCAATTGACCGGCTTGACCAGCAGCAATCAATTGTTGTCCTTGTTGACCAATTTGCTGTGCCTGTTGCTGATAAGGATTTGCCAGCGCACGAATCTCTGCTTCATTCTTAGCCGCCTGATCTGCCGCTTGATTGCTTTGCTGACGAGCCTGATAGCCACCATACAACTGGGTTGCAAGTTTGGCGTAGGGAGCAAACGGGTCAAGCGCTTTTGAAAGTTTTTCTGCGCTGGCGCTGTAAGGCTGAATTGCGTTTGTCAGACGATCAACAAAGCCGGGTTTTTCTGGCGTTTCAGACAACGCATCTGCCGGATTAAATACCGGTGTAGAAGGCGAAGCATTGGGGTTGTAGTTGCCAGCAGGTGATGGTCCAACTGCGGGTGCGGCAGGCGCAGGCGCGGTGTACGGTGTTGTTGCTGGAATAGAGCGTGATGGTTGCGTAAAGTTAGCGCTTGGCGTGTACGCAGAGTAATCAGGCGTAGCCATAGCGCCAGCCTTTGCAGCTTCGTTTTGTGCGCCGTAATCAGGTGTAGGTGTTTGACTTTCAGAGGCCGCTTGATTATCAGCAGCCAAACGATTTGTCTCGGCAGTTGTTTCGTCCGGAGCGGAAGAATAATCTACTGAGTCATCAAACTCCATGATGCCTGTTTTAGGATTGATCTTGCCAGAGCCGCCGTGCTTTTTCAGCAACGCCATCTCTTTTGGGTTGATGTGGGCAAGAATCGAATCTTTGCCGCGACCAGCAGCAGCAAGGCGCTTTGCCATCGAGGGCAAGTCCATGTCCACTTGCAGCAGTTTTGCTAACGTAGCCATCAAATCACCTGCCCTTCTTCTTTCAATGCGGTTGTACCCTCTGGGTTGCCCCAAGGGTATTTTCCTCCAATTTTGCCTTCTTTTGCACCTAAACCACCGGGGTCGGCAGCATCTGGTGTAACGGCGTTTGGAGATTGCTGTGAGCCAGCAGAACCTGTTGTTACAGCAGAAACAGCAGGTGTTGCGGGATTGGTGGCATTTGATGAGCCTGACGCTTGCCTGACAATATCTTTAGCAACGTAGTCTGCCAAGGTTTTGTCAATTCCAGACAAGGTTGGTGCAGTTGTTGCGTTTGTGTTGACATTTGCTTGCACACCTGAAGTTGTGTCTCCGGGTGCTGCAATGTCGTAGCTGGTTGCGTCTGTGTTTGCATTTGCTTTCACGCCTCCAAAACCGTCTTCATAAGTTGTTGGGCTGTATTGGTCGGTGAATGGGTTGCCTGCTTTTGCGGCATTGATGCCAGTACCGGGGGCTTGCGTAGGCGAGGTCAAACTGTAATCAGTCTCGTTTGGCAATGTGGCTTTGTATCCTGCTTGCAAACCAGCGGAAATACCAGCCGTGCCAGCGCCAGCAGCCGCTCCTTGAGCGATGTTTTTGCCTGTCAAAGCAGCACTTGTGCCGCCTGCAACAGCGCCACGTTCTGCCGCAGTTGTAACGCCGCCACCCGGTCCAACTGTTTCATTTGCCAATTCGCTGCCAACATAAGAAGCAGCAATTTGTTTTGGACTACCGCCGTTTGCAGCGTTTACCAAAGCGCCAGCAGTTGAAGGGTCAACACCTGCCGAAATAAGAGCAACGGTTTCAATTACAGGCAAAGGATTCTTGGCAATGTTTTCTACTGTTTTGCCTACTGTGCCTACAACTTCTTCTCCGGCTTTTTCAACTCCAGAAACAACAGCGCCTATGTCATTTGCAGCGCCAGTTATGGCTGAACCTATAGAGTCAAAAAACCCTCCAAAAAATCCACCGCCACCACCGCCGCCTCCTGTTTGCGGAGTAAGACCAGATACGGCCTCTGACACAGTATTGACAACAGAATCAACAAATCCACCCATATCAAACCTCCACAATTCCGGTCATTTTTTGCCCAGCAACACCGCTGAGTGTTGGCTCAAACCCAGCCATTTTGATAGCCCTAACAATGTCAGGATTTTCAATTTGAAATTTGAGTGTTTTGAAATTGGCCTTTTTCATGGCTTGACCAAATTGTTTAATACTGTCAACAACTTTGCGTGGGTCATCAGCAGTTTCCATCGTCACATCCACGCTGCCGTTACCTTTGTTAAAGTAAACAAACAAAGTGTTGTTAGCCCTCATAATTCGCAAATTTGGGTTGGTTTGTACAGCGTGAGACAAACTGGCATACAAGTTTTTTGGGTCAACTTTACCCGCAGCATTTTTAGAAATGATGTCCATTTCGCTCATACGCCCAGCAGCAGGCTGTTGCGGATTTTGCAAATTTTTTGGTGGGGGGGGAGTCATTTGATTTTCCATATTAAATCCCAAGTGCCGATTTTATTTGCTCATGCAAGAAAAGATGAGTGCTTAACCAATCATAAAACGAGGCTTCATCGTTCCAGTTTGTGTCCAAAAGGTTGATTGGATTGCTCAAATTTAGGGCTGCTGACATGCTTTGATGCTCCACTTGGTGCGCCAAAAGCCAGTCTTCTAGGTCGTTTGGATTGGCATCTAAGAGCGGGAAACGGGGTATTACCGTGCCTAAGTCCATCAAAGCCTCGGCAAAGGTCTTGTGCTGCGTTCCATTTTCAAAAATGAACGCTTTGAGGCTGTCTACATCCCCATGTTTGACCATTGACAAGGCATCCATGTTCATATTAGAACTTCGCTCTCTGTGCTGCCTCAAATTGCATCCCTGAGATGATGTAATTTGGGTTGTTGCTGGTGATTGTCAGGCCAATGTACTTGCCCCACATCTCAGCGTCATAGCGATACAAGTTGTACCCAATGATCGGGTTGCCCCATGTCACGGTTGCAATGCTGTTGTTGACCCACGGCACAGTTATTGCGCTGTTGTTTATCCACGACACCAAAGTAAAGTTGTTGACGGTGGTTGATGGTGAAGACGCTGATTCGCTGTCTGTCACCACGGTCAAATTGTTGCCGGTGTTGGCCTGCAAGATCGCCTCGACACCCCACTTCAAGGCTTGCTTGTCACGAATGACGTTGCCCATGCTGTACAAAGCGCTTTGCGTCTTGGTTGCAATTGAAGCCGACGAACTTTGGTACATGACTTGCAAGTCTGTGCCGGTGGTTGAGTACAGCGTGGCTTGACCGTTGACAGGGATTGACACAACATACTTGACCGCGCCTTGGTACGTAAAAAACCATTTTTTGTCAAAGAACACGGCTTGGATGTACTGAGGTGCACCCTGCGTACCAGATGTTCCGGTGTAATAAAACGAGAAACACGCGCACAAAATGTTATAAATCAAGACTTGGCCTGCGCTCACAGGCTTTGTAAAGTCGATGTAAGGAAACAATCCGTCCAGCGCATCGCTGATCTTGGATGTGGTTGAACCCACCAAGGCGTACATGCCGTAGCGATTCATAAACACAATGGAGCGGAAGTACGGCATTACAGCGTAAGGCTGGTCAGAACCCACGCTGGCGCTGATGTTGGTGTTGGTGTACAGCGTTGTGCCGGTGGTGCTGTTAATGCGAACGTCTGAGATGACCGTGATACTGTCCACGCCAAACACATACAAGAAGTTGTTAGCGCTCACTAACTGAGTGATGTTGCCAATCAAAGTCTCGTCGTTGAACACAATGTTGCCAGCAGAAGGGCTGTAAAAATCGTTGTTTGTGCCGGCTGCGGTGTAGTACAGCGTCCTGCCGTTGGCAACCCAAATCCTGCCTGAGAACGAAGCAATAGCTGTGCCGGGCTGACTGATGACCGTGGCGGTAATGGTTTGCCCTACCCCTGAACCTGTAATTGTCACGGCTGGAGTTGTGAGGTAGTTGCTACCTGTGGTCAAACCTGTGCCGTAAGCGCTCACACTCGTGATGACGTATCCGTTGGTTGCCACCGAAATTACAGCGGTTGTGCCGCCTGTAGCTGGCGCGGCGACTGTTGCTGTCACAGAGCCAGCGTAGCCAGCGCCTGTCAAGGTGTAAGTCAATCCGGTGGGCGTACCGGCTGTGGTTGTGATGGCAGTACCGCCAAGCGTTGCAGACAACGTAAAAGTGCTTGTTCCGTTGGTTGCAATGATGTAGTACGAGGTGGGGTTGCTGTACCCGCTGATTGAGCCTGTGCCGCTAAATACGCCCGTGATGGTGACTGCCATGCCGGTAATCAAAGTACCAGCGGTGACGGCGGTGCAAGAAAATTGACCGGCAGTACCGGTGATGGCAACACCAGACAAAGTGAGTGACGTTTGTGTTGGGTAGTTGACAAGGCCAAGGCTAAACGACAACGAGCCAATCTTGATGAGCGTTGTGCCGTTCCATTGGAAATATCCGTTGGTCGGGTCAATGATACAAATCTGGGTGTTGTTCCATTGGCAGGCTTGGACACCAGACGTAGAAAACGTGCCGGCAGAGGCCACGGTTGTTGTGGCATTTGTACCGGTGTTGACAGCGGTGGCGCTGCCGTCTGACAAGAAAGCAATGTAGTAATTGGATGTGCCAAGGTTGCCGTACACAGCGTACACGACAGTTGCGCCAAACGTGATCGTACCCACGGCGGTGGGCGCAGGCACAGTACGCATGTTGCCGTGACCGATGGGCATGACATTTTCTAGCCACGAAAACTCGGTCTCTTTGATCGAGGTGCGGTTGGCTTTCGTGTTTACGCCATCAAAGTCTTTGGCGACTTTGTAGTCCTTCTTTTGCTCTTGTACACCAGCCATTATCTGCACCCCCAGCGTTTACGTGCTGCCTTGCCCCTCTCCCCTGTCCAACTCTTGCTTCTGGCGCAAAACGATTTGTGTCGTGGTCCAGATTTTTGGGGGGCTTTCAAATTGCTGCCAGTTGCACGGTTGTACTTCTTGCGGCCTTTTGCGGTAAGCCCACCCCCCGCCCTAACGGACTGTTTTTCTCCTCGACCAACAGAAAGGTTAGGGCGTTTCTTTCTAGGCATGGGCGTGATACTCGGCTTCTGTCAAGATACCGGGCTTGTATTTGCCCTCTGGCTTGAAGATGGTCAATTCTTGATTACGCATTTCAGGCGCAAACGAGATGTGCATCCAGCGACCATATTCGTGAATCATTTGGTCAAACTTGATGCCTGCGTTCTTGACCAGTTGGCAAAGTTCGTAGGGCGTGTGAGCATTGGATGAGCAATCAATAGCCCAGCCATCCATGTGAGAACTGATTTTGCTGCCACCCACGGCCTCGTTGACCGCAGGCAGTCGCAGCCATGAGTTGACGCGCAAAGCACCGGTGACGGCACGGACGGCCTCAAGGTGAGATGCAGCGACCTTCATGTTTTCAAGTTGAAGGGTGCTAGGTTGGTTGTCAATGTGCATACGCACAGCGGTTTCGCTATAGGTAGCCTCATCCAACGAGAAGTGTTCACTCAGCATCGTCATTTTTCTTTTCTCCAATATGAATACCTGTAATCAGGCCAAGGAATCCACCGCAGATGGATTGGAAGGCAGGTCCAACAATGTCGAACACCACTTTATCGTCCACGGTGGGGTCAAGCACGGCTTGGACAAACATCCAAATCATGCTGATGATGACTCCCATAAGGGAGAAAGTAGCAATCAGGGTAACGATTGCTTTCAGGTTGATCTTCATTGCTTACTCCTCACTTGGTTGTATAAATCGACACAGGCGTTAAGTTTTCTGATGGCATTGTCGCCGTCCCCCGCGATGGTGACAAGAGATTGAGCAGCCTCTGGGTCAAGTTCGGCTCTTGTTTCTGAATTTCCGGGGGCAGTTCCGGCATTTTCGCTGCTTTGTACGCTGCGGGTGGCGATTGAAAGCCGCAACTCGCCAGAAGCAATGTCGCTGCGGAGATGAGTAATTTGAGCCTGAGCATCTTGATTTGCCTTTCTGAGTTGTTCAGCCTGCGACTGTGCAGCCTGTTGCATTTCGGTTTCTTTTTGCTGTTCAATGAGTTGTAAACGCTGCACCTCGGCAACTTGCTCTACGTAAGCCTCGTGATGCCCGTAAAAGTACGAACTGATGACCATTGCCATCGCGCCGGCTAAAAACCACGGATTCATTCTTTGTCCTTTTTAAGTTCTTGCTTCAATTTTCTCAACTCTTTTGCCTCTGCTCGTATGGTTGCACGTACAGTCAAAATGTCAACATACATGAGAACCGTCAGAGGTAGCAAGAGCGCAAAAACCAGCGCCATTACGATCAATCCAACCAAAAATCTGTTTGCATCTTTTGCTGCCAAATCAGCCCGAACAGAAGCCCCCAAATCCAAATTGTCATTAGGGTTACCCCTAAGATTGACAGAAGTCTGTCTATTCGGCTGTTTCTGAGTTGCCATTTTTTTGCTTCCTCAATTCTGGCTTTTCTCAATTTCATTTGACGATCAAATTCTTGCTCCTCCAAAATCAAATCGTACATTTGCAAAAACCGCTTGTACATGTCTTGCAGGCCAAGGGATTCTGGTGTCCATGACATTGCTTCCCTGATCTGCGTAGACAAAGAGATCAACTGTGTCTCAATCTCGATTCTGTCGATTGCACTATCGGCAATCTTTTCTGTCGTGAGTGATTGTTCTTCTAATTCACGACAATGTTGTTTCAATTGCCTCTGGGCTTCAAAAAAGACTTTAAGTTGTTCACAAACATCGTGAATTGATTTGGCTTTGTATTCTTCGTAGGTGAGTTCTGGTTGAGGTTGTTTTTTGGTCTTTTTGGTTTGAGCAACAGGTGCAACTGGAGCGGCAGCATCAACAACAGCAGGGGCGGGTTTCTTGGGTTGTCCTGTGAGGCTCTCCCATAACCCTTTTGCCCACTCCCAGAGTCCTGTGACAGTTTCGACGGTTTCTTTGACTTGATTGACAAGTCCTTCAGTCTCGCCTTTAAATTCGTCAATGACAGCCTTGCCCTGCTGGAGCATTTCGCAACCAGATCGGATGGCGCTAACAGCACTTTGCGCCAAGAGGAGAAGGCTAAAAGGGTCAATGTCACACCCCTGTTACAGGCCAATTCTGAGCAGTCACAACCGCAATAAACGCAGTCACATCTGTTGCGCCGGCAATCGCAGTCTTTAATCGTTCCACTTCCGTCACGACAGCAGCACGAAACGTCACGGTTGCGGCAGGAATGTCCACGTTGCGTTCAACTTTACGAATGACCATCCAATCGCTTTCAGCCAGCAACTTGTTGGCGGTATCTTTGACTTGAGCAGTCCATGTGGTTTTGAGAGTTGCCAAGTCTTTGGGATTGTCGTGACCCCAGTAAAACCTATCGTCATACGCAATTGTTTCGTCTGCAACTTCTGTGATGCCGATGGCTTCTTTCTCAGCGAGAGAAGTCAGCCGTAACCAGTTGGCAGGATAAGCCGTGCCGTCGTGCATGAAAGGCACATCAATCTGGAGTGGTTGTCCGTTTAGTAAAAACATGAGTTACCTCGCTAAAGATTGTTTAAAAGGGTTCTCTGCCCAAGCAAATCCAATATAGCTGCCGCCATTTGCATTGAAATCTGCCGCCGTGCTTCTCATCTTGAAACCGTTTGACAACAAATCAAGGTCTGTATTTGTTGATCCAGCGTTTGACAAGTTTGGATAAAGTTCTTCGCCAACTACGTTGTATGTGTTTCTTGATGTATCCCAGATATACCAGTTTCCTGTTGAGTCTGTTCGTTTAATCAACACCATTCTTGGACGAAATCCTAAATAAACAAAACTTCCGTCTGTGCTTCCGTTCCCTGTATATGAAAACGCCTTGCTGAAGCCTGCTACTTCTGACCAGCAGTAAGCGACAAAAGTTCCAGTGCTTCCGTTTACAGAAGCATTTGTTCCTAAGTAAATTACAGAAGATGTTGGGTTTGTAGAGTTCCAGAAAGTTGCATCATTAGCGCTTGCATTGGTCAAATTTAAATACATCACGCCTTGACCAGTAGACCAAATGCCAGAGTGATTTACCGCCCAATTTGTTACAGCATTTCTTTGTTTAATGATGACCATTTTAGGTTGGACACCCAATCCATGACCCACGGTAGCGTTAGAGCCTGTGCCTGTGTAGGTGACGATGCTAAATCCAGCCGTAGCATTAACACTTACAGTAGATGTGATAGAGCCGTTGGTGTTGGATGATGATGAGCCAGCGCCTGCTTGCCATTGCCAAGCAACATAAGCGTCGCCACTAGCGTTAGTTTGTCTTGAATCAGTTGAACCTGCTTCTAAAGAAAATCCATTTGAATTAAATGCAGAAACATCGCCATATGGCGCTAATGTACTTGCATCACCTTCTGCTACTGTTAAATTCGAAGCTAATTTTTTAGATGCCCCTGTACCACGAACAGAGTCTTGCAACACATGGTTGTATGCACTTGTTCTATCTTTAATCCAAACTAAATCTGGATAAAAAGTTTTTCCAATTGTGTTGTTTCCTCCGTTAGTAATTGATGTTGGCGAAGTATTGTTACCCGTATAGGTCGTAGCAGCAAAGTAGTTAGCACCATTGCTGATTGTTGGCGTTGGCAAGTTGTATGTGTTCAGCGCCACGAAACCTGTGGGTGGGGTGTAAACAAACGGCTGTTGACCAAAGTTAAGGTTACTTTGGTTTGTTCCACCTGTCGCTCTACTTGCAACAAGAGGGTACATTGTTCCCGTGATGCCCGTAAAAGCAACACCTTGAGACACGCCGTTTTTATAAAACGTCAACGACCCTGCGCCAGCATCATAAGCAACACCGATAACGTCGCCAGTTGTGAATGTTGCCCCGTATGCTGTGTTTGTTAAATTGTTATATTTATTTCCGTTGAATGCATAGTAACCGTATTGGGTTGACCCTCCTCCAACATAATATGGAGCAAGAGAACCTCCAATTCCAACCGATTGCTCTCCACCAATGGCGGTGATGGTGTGTTCGTAGTACCATTTACCCGTATCCATACCAATAGTGCCACTTACTTGAGCGTTGTCAGCAGCCCCAATAACAGTCAAGTTTCCGTTGGAAGGCGTAATTGTTCCAAGGTGATTTAACGGATTCAACACACAATAATTAGCAACAGTCGCACTCGTCAGCGTTGGCACATCTGTCATGCTGTCGTATGTTGCACCAGCAGTCAGAGAGATGTTGTTGGTTGTCCAGTTGTTGCTGTTGCCAGAAGTATCGTAGCCAAGCGTTGTGGTGGACGCATTGTTGTTGAAGTTCAGATAGAACCCGTTAGTCCCATAAGTACTTGCGTACTTGGTAGGTTGCCACACACCTGTTATTGAGTTGAATGAGCCAAACGATGATGGTGTCAGCGCTTGACCGTCGATAAAATTAATTTCGGTGAGATAACCGTCAAAATAATTTGAACTACTGTTTTGACCAATAATATGTGAGTTGGCTGTATTTAAAATTGTTTCAGAAAAAGTGCCCGTTCCAACACTAACACCATTAATATAAATAGTATTTGATGTTCCATTATGCAAATAAACAAGGTGGTACCAAGCAGATGGGTCACGATAAACGGCAGAAGTTGTTAAACCAACACCGCCATTGCTGTAAACAACTAATTGGTCTGATGTATTAAATAAAATCCCATCAAACTGAGAGGTGCTGCAACCAAATAAAGTTTGCGTAGCACCAAGTTTTCCTCGTTTTACCCAAGCAGAAAAAGTAAAAATTGATTGAGATGTTGCAGTGCCAAAAGTTCTATTTAAATAAGCAGACGCAGACGAACGAAACCGCAAGCTGCGGTTGAGGTTGTAGCCACTTGGGTTGCTTGCAGATAAAACTGGAAACGTCATTACGCCACCGCCTGTGAAATTCCTTGTTGGTACAAGTTTGTGCCATCACTTCTGAACACAAAGTAATCTTTTGCTCCAGCGGCAGTTGACAGAGTTGGTGCTGTGCCGTTTGCCCACTTAAACACTGAGTTCCATGATAGCGTATTTGATCCGCCATTCTGGATCACCGCAAGGGCATAGAACGCACCGTTGGACAAGTTTGTTGGTGCACCCATGGTGCGGTTGGTTGAAACAAACGTGAATGTTGCCACTTGACCTTTTGAGGTGTCCCAAGCAATTGTTGCAGCGTCAGTCAAGTTGATGTTTGGCGCGTATGTTGTGCTTGGGATTGATGTGATGCCTGTCGTGTTGATGGTCATCGCATCAGTCGCAGAGCTGCCAATCACAAGGTGAATTGCGTTTGAGCCGATTGTGCCCAACACCAAGTCGGTGCTGCCAGACAAGAAGTACGCATACCCAGCGGCATTGATTGAGCCTGTGCCAGTGTAACCCGATGAGTTGATACCCGCGGTGGCAAAGTTGGTTGTGGCCGTTCCTGAGTCGTTGTAAGCAATGAACTCAGTCGAAGCGGCAGTGCCGTTTGACTTGTTTTGCAAGACGGCTTGCAAATAACTGTTGGTCGTACCAACGCCATTTGACACAATGCCCGTGTCGCTGAAACTTAGCGTGCCACCAATTTGGAAGTTGCTGGTGTTTGACGATGTCAGCGCAGAGATGCTCAAAGACGCCGCAGGTGCAACGAATGTTGTGCCGTTGAACGTGAACCCTGAGTTTGTGCTCAGTGCGCTTGTGCCGTTACCGTAGGGAATGTAGTTGGCTGTGACGCTGGTCAAACCCGTGCCGCCTGCTGCCACGGGCAAAGTGCCTGCGGTCAGGGCAGAAGAAGAAGTCGAGTACAGCGCATAGTTTGCCGCAGTGAAGGTTGTCAGGCCAGTTCCACCATTGCTCGAAGCAAGGGTGCCAGCAAGGGTCACGGCGCCTGAAGTGGCTGTGTTTGGCGTCAGACCTGTCGTGCCGCCCGAGAAAGTCGTCACGGGCGCAACCGTTGCCGAAGAGGCCAACAAAGTCACAGTGCCCGAACTGTTCTTGAAATACAGCTTGCCATCGGCATAGTTCAACGCCAATTCAGCGCCAGACGAGCCGCTGGTCATGTTTGCCGCGGAAGGGACGTTTGACGCCGTGCCGCTTGCGTAAATTAAAATTGGAGTATACCCGCTCTGCGACATATTAAACCTCTTTTCTTACTTTTTGACGTCTTAAAATCCAAGACGCTTTAATTGATTCCGACAATTTCTTGCGAGTTTCTTCGCTTGGCGGTGCTTGCTTTTTACCAGCGTGAGCCAAAGACAACTTAGCCTTTGATTCATTTGTGTGTTTTGATCCGACACGACCACGAAGTGAATTTGCAATCTTTTTCTTGGTTTCTTCGCTTCGCAACTTTCCTTCCCACGGCTTAGAAGGATTTGCTTTCTTGGCTTCAGAAATTTTTTCTTTTGATTCCTTGGAGTGAATTTTGCCAAAAAAATGATTCTTTTCACCAAGGCTGGATTCCCGCATTTTTGATTTTGTTTTTTTGGAAACAACAT